TCCTTTTTCTACCTTCACTCCAACATTTGTTTCTGTTTCTATGTTTTTAATCCCAGGAATAAAATTTTGATCATTTGTTCCAAATCGAGGTTCAAATTCTACATTTTGAAAATTAAAATCTGTGTCCTGAAGATCAGTTACATCAGCATTAGCTCTTAATACTGGAGTTTTTCCCAAATAAACATCTTTCAATGCTGCATTATTATAATTAGTTGTCCCTGGGGTAAATGCTGCTGCTGATGGAAAACCTTCTATTTCACCTTCACTAAGAACATCGACAATAGTAGCAAACTGTTTACTGGATAAAGCATCAGAAGGTAACGTAGAATCTACTACTACATCATCTTCTGAGCGATTAACAATTCCCATTTACGCTGTACCTTTTATCTGTACTGTATCAATTCCTGCCGATACTACTAGCGATCCAGCGAATATTTCTCCATATATTATAGGTAACGCTGTCCCTGCCCTTGATGTATTCTGTACTCCACTAAACGAAAAGTTTTGAGATGATTGTGGATCGTCTGATACCCCAGGAGGTTTAGGGACAGGGGTAAGCATCTCTGCTGCACCTGATAATGCTAGATAGATACCAAAGTTCCCTGCTGCTGCTGCTAAACTAGCAGTTAATCCCCCGCCTACTCCTGCACTAAAACCTAACCCAGCAAATCCAGCCCCTTGAACACCCGCAAAAGCACCAAAACCACCTGTAAGTGCTACTGCTCCGACAATCGCTGCTCCTGTTAAAACTTTACCAATACCTTTAAAAAAATCTTTTGCACCTACGGCTACAGGAACAATTTTTATTTCTTGTTGCCCCAAAGGATCAAGTAAATCATCTTCACTAATATCAGTCTTTCCTACTTTTACTTGATAAGTTTGCTCCATCATATGACGCTCCAAATGAGGAAAATTTGCTAATAAAAATTTAAACGAATCAATAGGTGTATTAATTTCAGCTTCAAAAGTACGTTGCCCTAAAAAACGAGCTAATCTTCCATAAACTTTTATTTTATTGAGCATAGCGATACCTCTTCTTTGTACATTGTATATATTTTTGGTCATAAGTTTCTCTACAGCTAAGTCTTTTCTGACAGTGGTGAAGAATAGTTTGATCTCCTACATATAAAGCTACGTGACTTAACGTGTGTTTAGGTGAATCCATAAGTAAAACATCCCCAATTTCTGTTTCAACATTATCATTTATTTCTATAAAACCTAATTTAGGTAAAGCATATTCAAATAAAGGATTTTTTTCAAAGTCTTCTGGACTTTTTGGCCGTTTCCAATGTTTAATTTCTGTATTTCTCCTTTCTTTATACCAATCAGTAATTAAACTCCAACAATCTTGTATGTCCCATACCCATTCTCTACCTATCAATCCTTTTTTATAACCAGAAGGTTCAAAATAATTCCATTGCTCTGGTTCTGGAGTAACAATATAAAAAGGCAAATCTAAATATTCGCAACTTGCAAGATCAGCTTGGCTAGGGATAGGAGGATGATTTGGGTGACTATGAAAAACAGCAACTATTTCACCAGCATCTTCAGCTTTTACCCAATCATCAGGATCAATAATAAATTGATCTTCTAAATCTTCAGCAAGATTTTTACAGGGAAAGTATTTTTCTTTACCTTTATAGACAGCTAACAAACCACAAGCTTCATATGGTGCATCTTCTTTTGCGTGTTTTAGTGCAATATTTTTCCAAGTCATCCTACAAACGTACCAATGCCAGGAAATATTGCTCTAGTCGCTATCCTCTTCGGTAGTTTTACATTTACTAGATCAAGTGCTGAAATAGCTTCCCATTGAACAAGATCTCTATTTTCAGTTATTTTTCTATCTAAAAAGTAAATTTCTTGAGGAAACTCTGCTGTTGGATCGGGAGTTCCATAAGGATTTGTATTGCCCTCAAAATTAACAGCATCCAAAAATTTAGCTAATGTTCTAATTCTTACCAACTTTGTTCCATTTAAATCATTACCAACAGTTGTTTGATTGGCAGCTTGTAAAAGTGCTGTAATCGTTCCAAAGATATTACTTACAGAAATTGTAGGTCTAGGTAAAGTACCTGTTGAACCAAAATCGAATCCTTCACATTGAATAGGAAATTTTTCATAACTATTGCCAGCCCATACAATATTTCCATTTGCGTTCATGTTTGAACCGTTATGAAAACGATAAACAGTGGAAGAACCATGTAATGTTGAATCTAACGTCAACGTAAACAACTCAATAATTGCTCCAGGATTTATTGATTGTAAAGCTGAAACTGGTACTGCCATTAGGGTTCAAATACTTGTTCAAAGCTTGCTGTAATTCTGTTTCTCTGAAATTCAAACATCTCTCTATTAAAACTTCTGCATATCCATCTGAATGTTGTGGTTGTATCAGGAGGCGACCAAGAAAATGATGCACCATCTTTTCCTCTTGCTTCTAAAAATGTTTCAATCTCATCTGCATCTTCATCATCTACATTAAAAGTAAGACTCCAAACTTTTGGATCTTGATTTAATCCAAAGGTTGTACGCTGCTGATAGCCGTCACCAAACTGAGTAACTCTTAACTTCGGCTGACTACGCTTTGTAGCAGAATATGATGGGTTGTAACTAGGAAAAGTAGCCATTAACGAATACTAGAAAGTAGTCCTCCAGGTCTTTGTTGTCTGACAAGTTCACTTTGAACTGCGATAGATATAAGTCCACCAAGTTCTTTCGCTCCAGCATCATCACCTTGAACATCTGAACCTGATGCGTCTACATTAACAACAACACTTGTATTATTGCCACCTCCAAGTTTATTGTTTGGCACAATCGTTCCAGATGACCTTGGTACAAATAATTCTGGGCCTCGTTCTCCTACGATTGAAGGTCTGCCTACAGGTGGCCTACCTCCGTTAGCAAATAAGCCAATAGCACCTAGTATTCCTCCTCCTTTTTTGCCTCCAGAACCTAATATCGAACCAAATAATGCTTGGTTTAAAGCTACATCTAAGAATCTATCAGCAACATTGTTAAGTAAATTTCCAAGAGTAGATGTTCCTTTTATTAAACCAGCTATACCATTTTTGATGTCATTTCCAATAGTTACATTTAATTGTTCAAATGCAGAATTTATTCTTTTAGCATTTTGTTCAAATTCTTTTGCTGCTTTACTTTTGTCAAATAATTGTTCTAAAGTTAAATCTCCTAACTCTAAAAGTTTTCTTTCTTCCTCAGTTAAGTTTTTTGTAATAGCCTCAATTTCTTTCTGTCTAGTAGCCTCTTCTATTCCTAAGACTTTAATTTGTTGTTGAAATGTTATTTGCTCTTTCATTTTATTAATTTTCTTCTGAGCACTAGCAACTCTCGCAGCATCAATGTCTAATAATTTTTTACCCGTTGCACTTTCTGTTCCTGACCCTCCAACAAATGGTGAATCAGGATTTACTTGTCTTACTAAACTAAATTTTCTTATAGCTTGTTTTCTACCTTCAGTTACATTTATGCCTTCAACATTTGTTCCGATAGGTGCTCTAAGAATCCTATCAAGCTGAGATTGGTTAAATGTCTCTAAAACACCTCTAAAATCTTTTATGAATTGATCTTCTTTTGGCCCAAGATTTACAGTTCCTTTCCCTTCTCCAAGAGATACCTTATTACCTTGTTCTATTAGTGCATTAATAAATTTAAGAACATTTTTAAGTGGCCCAGCTAATGCTATTTGAAGAGTAAGACTTATTTTTGTGAGTTCTGTATTTAATTCTTCAGAAACTTTTGCTGCTTCTCTTAAGTCTTGTGCTCCATCTTCTCCTAATACTTTAATTAATTCTTCAGATAATAAAGCTGCTAATTTTTCTCTTTCTCCTAAAGTTTGTAAAATTTGTGCTCTAGTTGCTGCTTCTTTGCTACTAAATAAAGATTTTTCTTTTAAAAGAGTAAAAGTACCATCAAGTGTACTTAAAGCCTTACCTAACTCAGTTATACCATTAACTATATTTGTTACTGTTTGAACTGCTGCTGTAGCTGCAATACCTCCTGCAAAACCACCCATACCACCAAACATTCCACCAACACCACCACCAACACCACCAGCTATTGAAGCAATTGGACCTTGACCGAATAACAAAGGAAAAGCACCACTAATCGCTGCACTTTGAAAATCAAATCCTCGTTTAATTCCAATACTTTGAGCAAATGATGGTCTAGGTTGTGGCCCAAATACTCCTGGTCCAGATCCTGCAAAATTTCCTTGTCTTATAGCAGTCATCCTTGCACTTTCTTTAGCTTGTTTAGCAATCTCTGCCGTAGTTAATTTTTGTGTTACTAGTTCTTTTTCAGCAATTGCTAATTCTCTATTCGCAGCAGTAAATTTACCAACGGCTGCTTTGTTTTCTGCTCTAGTTAAACGAGCTTTTATTGTTTGTATTTTTTTGTCTTTATTATTTAAGTTAACTAATTGATTTCTTATTCTTAATGATTTAGTTTGTAATCTATTTATTTGTGTTTCTAATTTTTGTTGGTCACTTAATTGATCTTTTCTTCCTGTTGGCCCAGCAAGTTTATTTATTTTATTTACATTAGTATTAATAGCATTTAACTTATTTAATAATTCATTAACAGCCTTAAGACCTTTTACATCTATCTCTATGCTTGCCTTTGTTCTTGGAGCCACAACAAAACAATAAAAGGTTACTTTATTCTAGCTTATCTCCTTCGTTTTGCTTTTTCAAATTCTTTTTCTTGTTGTTCATTAACTACTTGAAAATATGAACTCCAACCTATAAGTTCATCTAAAGTCATATCTCTTACTTCTTTTAAACTTTTTCCCAATTCTTTGGCTACACCAAATTGAAGCATCATTAAATTATCTTTCTTCAACTCAGCAACTAATCTTTTGGGTCAATTATCTCCTCTTCTTCTGTAATTACTGCAAGCATTAATTTTTGTAAATCACTATCTTTAACCTCATTTTTTAATACATCAATTTCTCCTGCATTAAAAAGCCTTCTACCAGTTTCATCTAATGCTTTTGCAAGTAATAACTGTAATGCAAAGCTATTATTATCATCTTTAGATAACCTTTGTGCTCTATCACGTTCTGCCATAGTTAATGGTGTTACATACATTTCAAAAATAGAACCATCAGATAATTCAACTTCTTTTTTCTTTGGTTCAAGATTTGCAGCTTTTCTTAGCCTATCTAGTGCTGATAAGGTATTTCCCATAAAAAATAAAATAGTATACTATTATTCTAATGCAAAACATAAAAAAAACCCCAGATAAACTGAGGTTCGTTAAGTTATGCTAATTAAACTAAGCAGTCTTAGATAAGTCGAATGTTGGAGCAGCACTAGGTCTGAAGGCTATCTCTACAATCTGTCCATCATCTGGGTTTACGTTAAAACTTGCAGAAGTAAGAATAATATCTGCCAAGATTGATCTACTTGCGTTTTGATCTACGTTAGCACCACTCATCTGACGATCAATATACAATCTAACCTTTGCACCAGCTTGTTGACGTTGGATAACGTCTTCAACCATTCTGCTGGATAGAAGTGTGTCATCATCTGTTGAATAAACACTAGCAGATCCACTACCATCAGCGAAACCTGAGATAAAGGTTCTAAATGGTGCGGTTGCAGTAACAGTCTGACCAATACTTGTTACGTCAATCTCTGCTCTGGTTATCTCAAAACTCCACTCTCTTACAGATCCAACAACTAATGGTGCTGTAAATGTAATGCTTGCAAATGTTCCAGCAACAAAAGTAGGAGATGCTGAAGCTGTTACTGCTGCTCCTCCTGCTGTTGCAGAAACAGTCATAACACCAGTTGAAACATCATAAGTTTTAACAAAATAATCTGCTGCTGGAATACAGTTAGTTACTGTAGATCCTGATGGATATGCAAGTGTTACTGTGTCATTTACTTTGTAACCCAAGTTAGATCCGACAGTAATGTTTCCTCCTGATGATGGGAAAGCTGATGCTGCAAGAGTTGTTACGCTTGTACCAGCAGGAGAATAGTATAACGCTCCCGAAGTACCCGATAGAACTGTAGCCATGATTAATAATTCTAAGGTTTGAACATACGGGTAC